GCGTGGTCTCGCCATAGACGCCTTCCAGGCTTCGCACGGATCGCCGGAACTGCTCGGCGTCGATCTGCCCCTCTTTCCACTGTTCCCCAAGGCGCTCGATCGACTGGTCCAGAACTCGTGCCTTACGGGCGTTTTCCTCTGCCGCCTTGGTGTTGGCTTCCAGCGCGCGTTCGGCCGCGCGGCTCGCTTCGGCCGCCTCGGTCGTGGCCTCGCCGGCGCGCCGGTTCGCGCGGGCAAGCTGGTTCACGCCCTTGCCGGCCGCGCGCGCGCCCTTCTCGATGCTCTGCGTGGCCTCGGTCGATTCCTTGCCCAGCTTCTGAAATTCCGCACGCGCCTTGTCCGCGTCGCGGACGCTGAACCGGATGGCAAGACTGCGCTCAGGCATCGCTCGTGCCCTCCTGGATTTCGGCATCGACGCCCGGCAGCGCGCCGATGTCCTGCATCACCTGTTTGATGGCGCCGAGGTCGCCGCGCTCGGCCATGCTCGCCAGCGCCAGGCGCACCGCGATACGGTCGTGATCGGCGACGTCGAGGTTGAGCCGCTCGCAGACGCGCTGCCGCTCGCCATTCATGGCCGCCGCAACCGTCGCCGCGTGATCGTCCGGTGTCTCGAAGATCGCCAGCGCGTGCCGCGCGCGGGTCGCAAGCCGCTGTGCGAGATCCGCCGCCGCCGCTGCTGTCGGGTCGGGGGTCGTGTCGGTACGCCCGTGGTGCATGGCTACGGCTCCATTTTTATGACCGTGCGTCGGGCGCGGCGGCGGCGCCGGCGCCGCACCACGACCGGACCACGACTGCCTCGCTGGCTATCTGGCCCGGTGTCGGCGATGTCGGCGGCGTCCGCGCGGGCCGCGTCCAGCTCGGAGCGCCGCTCACGTCGCTGGCGCAGCCGCTCCGCCAGGGACCTCAGCCACTGCCGCTCGCGTCGACTGACGGGAAGGTCCGGGTCCTCGGGGTCAATCATTGGGTGCGCGCCCTGCTCGATTTCTGTCGATGTGCCGCCGCGCCCCGGCCGGTCAGGACGCCGAACCGGCCGGGGCGGGCAGCACGCGGATGGCGATCTCGGCGCCGCCGGCCCGCCGCGCGGGTGGAGGGGGCCCGCCGCGGGCGCTGGGCTGTTTTTGGCCACCTGCCCAGTGGGCCCCACATGGACATGCGGCGGTATTGCGCGCCCCGCCGCTGGCGCGTTCATGGACGTTCGATCAAGCCGAGGCGCCAAACCTCGGAAGCGTGATCGATCATCGCGGAATCCACCTCGAAGTCGGTCCCGCGCATCGTCACTTTATCGCCGCGCTTCGGATCCACGCCGAGCTTTTTGGACGCCTCTGTGATCCGCAGCTCGTAGATCCGCGTCCGCGCCTGTGTGTCGATACTTCCGGCCTCGCCCTCGGTGTCTTTGTTCTGGTATTCGAGGAGCGTGACGTCCGCCACGCCTATGCCCGATCCTACCTCGTATGTCGCGGCGACCGTCCGGGGGCCAGCGAACATGACGTCCCGTCCAATCGTGAACGGGTCCGTCATCGGTTACACCGCCGTGCCCGGATTGGCGAGCTTGACCACGCCCGTGGTGGCGCCGCTCGTGGCGTCCGCCGCCGCGATCGCGCATTCGGTCACGTCGCCGGACGCGCCGCTGATGTCCTTGTCGAAGGCGCCCTCGCTGGCGTCGAAATCCAGCGCATCGCCCTGAGTCCACGCCGTGCCGCTGGCCTTGGGCAGCTCGTACACGCCCTCGACCGCGACGGAGCCGGCGCCGCCGCTGTCGATGTCGCCGACGGCAATGCCGACGGAATCGCCCATGACCACGGGCGATCCGCCGGTGATCGCGGACGCGGCGGTGTGGTCCAGGATGGCGCCCTGTTGGACGTAGTTCTTCATCGCTCAGACTCCCTTGTGAGTCGTGACTTGAATGGGGCCGCGACCGCCGCCGTCCTTCGCCGCCGCGATCCGGCGCTCAAGGTCGCGGATGGCCGCGGCCATCTGCGCGTCATCGCGGTAGGTGACGGCGCTGCCGTCCGGGTAGGACACCTTGCGCGTGCCGGTATCCTTTGCCCGCTGTAGGGCCTCGCGGCGGGCCTCAAGCTCGGCGACGGTCGCCATGGCTTACGCGCCCTCGTTGAGATAAATACCGCGATAGTCGATCGCGCCCGTGCCGAAATCGAGCCACAGGCGCACCTTGAGTGCGCGCGTATCGAAGTCGATCTCCGTGCTCAGTTGGGGCCCGGTGTTGCCCGCGACGTAGCCGAACACGATCGACGGCGCGGCGGACGGCGCGGTCGCCACGTACCAGCGCGTGCCGGTGATGTTGGCGTCGACTACGAGGTTCATGGTTCCGGCCCAGGGATTGACGTTCGCGGCCTGGTCCGGATTCACGTTCGCCAGCACCTGACGGGCCTCAAGCTCTTTCTCGGGCCCGCAAATCAGGAACGTCGGCTGTAGGTTCAGCGGAATACTGTCGAGGGACTTCTGGGCCCGCAGCGCCGCCACGGCGTCGCCGATGCTCGAAACGGAGATCGCCGAGCCCGTGGACGCCTTGTTACCGTGGTTCGACGTGTCGAACAGGTTGTGACCGTCGGACAGGACCGGCCCGTCGCCGGAAATCAGCGAATAGACCATCGAGTTCTCGTCGGCCGCCGTGCGCTGCGCTGCCAGCGTGGCGAAGTCGCCGGTGGCCGACATGAACTCGCCATTGACCATCATCGTCCGGCCGATCGAAATCCCGCGCGCATATTCTTTGGCCGTGACGGTCTCTTTATTCTCCGAGAGCGTGCCGTAATCCAGTTCGCCGCCCTCGTGCATCTCCTTGAGTTTCGGGAAGTCCCCGGCGCGAAGGAAACGATGGGCGCGGAAGTCGTTGAAGGACCGGCGCGCGGCCCAGCGGCGATACGTCGGCGCGGCCTGTTGATACTGCGACAGGAAGATCTTGTTCGCGGCGTCCTCCAAAAGCGCGGGGAAGTCGCTCGAAACGTGCTGCCCCTGGCGCGACAGAAGCGTCTCGGCAACCCCGTGGCGATCGCGCGGGTCCAGCCGGCCGCCCCGGCGCTGGGCCAGGTCCGCCGCCATCGACAGCTCGTCGAAGCGCGCGAACTCTTGCGCCCGCCCCTGCGGCTGTTCGCCCGTGAAGCGGCTCGCCAGCGCGTCCGCCATGGCCGCGCGGACGTTGGTGGGGTCCTCATGGTCGTGAACCAGCGAGACGCGCGACCCGCTGCTCATGGGCTGATTGGACGTCCGGCTTTCCAGCTCGTGCATCGCCGCCGCGCGGGCATCCGCCGCCGTCATGCCTTGGTCGAGGGCCCGGTCGACGAACTTGTCACCAAGCCCGGCCGTGCGGGCGATGGTCCGCAGCTCCGACGCGGACGCGCGGGCCTGTGTCGGCTGCCCTTGGCTGGGTTGCGTCGACTCGCCACGCGTGGTGACAGCCGCCTGCCCCTGGCTCGGGGCGGACGGCGTGCCCGGCTGCGTATCGGCCGCCGGCGCCGGATCTTCGTTCGGCATCGTCGAACTCCTGACGGTAGCATTGTCGTCGGCTGGGATCGCCACGAGGGAAACTTCTCGCGGCGTCCACTTCGTTATGCGTCGCACGCGCTCGCCATTGTCGGCGGAACGCGCGGCGCCGGCGTCTTCCGCCTGTTGCACCGTATAGCCCACGGACACCCGCGACAGGATTCCGTCGCGGACGTCGCGGACGATGCCCGCCACGGCGTCGCGACCGGAGAACCGCAGCCGGGCCCGCAGCTCGCCGGCCTCGATGCGCGCGCCCTCGACCCGTCCAATGACGCCGTCCAGCTCGAAGCGGTTGTGACTGTCGAGAACCGGCGCGCCCTCGATCCGGGTCAGGTCCACGGCGTCGGCGGACACCCGAAGCACCTCTTGGAAGGAACCGCGCATGTCGCGGCGCTGGACCGGGGACTCCGTCGCTGCCACCACCTCGACGGTGCGGGACTCGGCGTCGAACGTGGACGGGCGGGTGTCGGCGAAGCGCGTTTCCAGTCCGGTCGTCATTGGGATGCTCCCTGTGCCGGCGCTGGCGACGGGCTTGCGTCCGGCGCAATGCCCAAACGGCGCTCGCGTGCGACGTCTTCGGCGATCTGACGGTCAAGTTCTTCGACAGCGATACCACGCTCGCGCGCGGCCTGGCTCCGGGACTTCAAGCCGGCGCGGATCTCGGCAAGCTCGGCTTCGACGTCTTTCTGCGGATCGGCCGCTTCAAAACGCGGCGGTAGCCAGTCGGCGCCGTACTGACGGGGATTCGCCCGCACGTCCGCCGCGTCCAGCTCCCCGCGCAAGACCAGGTGGCCCACGAACCGGCGCCACGTCGGACGCAACATCTGATGCGCGAGAACGCCCTGCTGGATTTGCCGGATTCGTCGGCGCAGCTCGATGTACGAGGCACGCAGCGACGAATAGTTGTGTTCGCTGTAGTCGCCGCTGATAAGCTCGTAGGTCGCGCCGATGCCGACGCCGATCATGCGCAGCTTGTGCTTGACAAATTCACCGTGATCGCCAGTATCGGGCGGATTGAACCAGCGAATATCTTGCCCAGGGTCCAGACGAAACAGCATGCCAGGGGCCCACTCCGCATCGGCGAAGCCGCCGTCCGTCGTGCCGGACACGCCCGTCTGCTCACCCTGGACGTCCACGACCGCGCCGGCCGCCATCGCCGCCACCTTCTGGCGCACGAGGGTCGCGTCCTCGAATTGGTCGAGGTCGAGCATGGTCAGCAAGATCGGGAGCAACCACGTCACCCCGCGCGGCTGCCCCGGCTCAAGCTGGCGAAAGACGTGAAGCACGTCCGCCGCCGGGATTCGCCGCGTTTGAACCGGCTCCATGAAATCAAGGATGCGCGCCGGGTGGAGATGGTAGGCGCGCGGCGCGCCGTCGGCGTCCACCTCGACGCCCGCGCGCACCGTCCCGCCCTCGACGCGCCGGTGATCGTCGAAGGGCAACTGGTCCGCCGCGACGTGCTGTAGGTGAAGCTCGCCATCGCGCACAAGGAAGCGGAGCAGCCCTTCCCCCGCTTCAATCATTTGCCGGACAGTCAGAGCCTGCAACCCATAGAAGTCGTGCTGCCCCGTGACGTCCGCCTGTTCTTGCCAGTCTTCCCAGGCTTCCGAGAGGCGCTGGCGTGTCGCTTCGTCGGAGTGACGCGGCTGCGGGCGAATGCCGGTGCCCACGATATTCGCCACGAGGGCATCCACGGCCGCGCTGATATTGGGATTATTACGGGCGAAGTAGCGAGCGCGCGACCGGATGATTTGCCCGCCCTGCACAGCCTCGCTGGCGAAGTTCTGAAGGTAGGGGGCGCGCTGCCAGCGGCTGCCGTGCCCGGCCGCGTCAAGCTGACGCTCGCGCGTCGGCGCGGCGGACGGGCGGGACATGGGCGTGCCGGTGTGGTCCAGAATGGCGGTCAAGCCGGCGCTCTCGCGCGATTGTCGAAGTCTTCGCACCGAAGATGCACGCGGCGCTCGCCGTCGTCAACACCCGCGACTTGTCAAGCCCACCGTTCCGTCCGTGTCGGCGACTGTCGTGTTGTGTCGTGTTATGCGGTGTTGTCCGTCGTTATTCGCTGGCGTCCGTGGCGGGACTGTGCGCGCGGCGGGGACGCCCTCACTCCAACCACGAGGACCGCCGCACCCGCGGCTGAGACGGGCGCGCCGGTCCCGGCTCCGGGGCCGCAAGCTGGGCTTCCGCCGCCTGCCAGTCTGCTTCCGTCCAACGGTCGAGACGTAGCGTCTCCATGGCCGCCATCGCGTACACTCGGCAGTCCAAAACCTCGTTGCGCTCGCGGACTTTTTCCCACTCGAATTTCACGTAACCCGTGCGCGTCTTGCGCTTGACCTTCCGTTCCGCGCACAGTTGCTTGAAGTATTCGTCTCCATACTTCGGGAAGTGGCAGAAGCCGTGCGGCGTCTCCTCATCGGCACGCGGCGGATCGGACGCCAACCAGGCGAACAGCCGCGACTTCAAGAGGGACACGCCCACCGGCCACAACCGGCCGCCGCGCGGCTTGCGCTTGCCGCTGCGCAAGTTGACGTCGACGGTCGTCGGCGTGCCGATGGCCGTGGCGAGCGAGTCGCGCCCCTGGATCGCCATCACCCGCTCGCCGGGGTGCCGCGCTGCCCACTCGTGGACGTCGCTGACGTGGTGTCCGCCGGTGTCGATACAGAGCCGCCGGATCTGCAACGCGCCGCCGGCCGCTGTCGGGAAACGCTCGGCGAGTAGCGCGTCGAGGCGCCGCCACACCTCCGGCTGTGCCGGGTCGCCGACAAGGATGCGGTGATCGACGGACCAGCTCTCGTGCCCCCTGCTCCAGGCGACAACCTCAACTTCGATCCGGTCATCTTGGACGTCCGCGCCGGCCGTTAGCACAACGCCGCCGGCCGGAACGGTGGAAGGCTCGTAGTCTTCGGCGCGCTCGGCGAGCCGTCGCCAGTCCGGCGCGTCGGCGATGTCGGCGAAGCATTCGCCGAGCCTCGTATTCGTCCACGTCTTTAACTGTTCCGCCGTCTGTTTTGCCTCGACGAACTCTTGCGCGATTTCACCCCACGTCATCCATGGCGAGTAAAGCGCGTTCAAATGATAGCCCGCCGTCCGGCCATCGCCTTCGGCACTTGCGCGCCATTCGCCGTTGGCCAGCATCGTGACCTTGTGCCGATGCTCCACGACCGAGCCGCACCCTGGGCAGCACCACGCCGCGCCGGACGGGGGCCTGTCTAGGGGCGTCCAGACGACATCTTTGAAGCGCAGGACGTGCTTTTCCTGGCACTCGGGACACGGCACGTAATAATACCGCTGGTCCGACTGGTTGAACGCGTCCTGTATCCGGCTCGCGCCATCTATCGAGGGCGTCGAGGTCATCAATATCTTGCGCCGGACGAAGTTGCTCGTGCGCGCGATTGCGAGATTGACAGGGTCGCCCTCGCCATCGGCATCGACGGGATAGCCATCCATTTCGTCGAGATACAGAAACCGCACGGGCATACTGCGAAGGCCAACGGCGCTGTTGGCGCCCGTCAGGATAAGCGTGCCGCCGGCGAAGTCCTTTTGGAGTATAGTGTTGCCGCTGTCGCGCTCTCGCGCCGGACGGATTTTGTCGCGTAGCGTCGGCGACATCGAAACCAGTTCGTCCACGCGCTGTTTGCTCGTGCGCTTCGCCGTCTCGACAGTCGGCAAGACCGCCATGATTGGCGCGGGCGCGCGGTCGATAATGTACCCGAGCCAATTTAGGCCAGCTTCACTTTTGCCAACCTGGGCAGCGGCCATAACGACCACGCGCTCCGTCGGCGCCGTCGGCGACAGATCGTCCATGATGGCTTGGAGATACGGGACGCGCGATGTCCGCCACCGGCCGGGTTCGGGTGACGACTTGCTCGATAGATAGCGGCTCGCGTCTGCCCACTCGCTGATGGTCGTGCGCGGCTCGGGGGCGACGCCCGCGCGCCAAGCGCGGTCAACCAGTTCGCGTGCTGTTTCGCTCATTAAAGGTATCCAGAGATTCGCTGGACAATTCGGCAAGGTGGTCGCGCACGGCCGCGTCGAGCGCGCGGAACATGGCGTCTTCGGAGACATCCAACTCGCTGGCCAGGTGCGCGGCCGCGGTCGCGGCCCACGTCTCCCACGCGCGCCGCTCGGCCTGCGCGCGCTCCATGACGGCGCGCTCGGCCTCGGTCTTGTCGATCAGCTCGCCCTGGCGGCGGCGCAGATCCAACTCGCGCAACTGCGCATCCATCGCTTCCTTGGCTTCACGCCAGCTCCCGGCCTCGGCCGGCTTACCCTGCCTGCGCTCGCGATCAAGGTTCTTCGACATCCACCGCTCGGCTTCATCCAGGTCGATTTTGTTGTCGTCACCGACGGGAAGCCCGCGCTTCACCAGTTGGGTCACGCGCGGCTTGCTGATGTTGTAATGTTCGGCGAGTTCCTTGCGTGTCACGCGCCGGTTGTCTTTTGTCGTACTTGCCATCGTTAAGGGCTCGCCTCCGGGGTTAACCCTGGAACTTTTGAGTGCCTAGCGAAGCGTTGCGCCGCAGCTTCAACCGCATTCCTTCTGCCGGGAAAGGACCCGCGATGGCCGGGGTCACGCAGCATGAGCGACGGTGCCCGGCCAGAAGACCACCAGGATCGTCTCGCCCGGATACCACCAGGACGGCCAGTCGGTCGGGAACGTCACCTGTAGCCCGGCGCGCTCGGCGAACGCCATGCAGTCGGCGTGCACCTTGTCCGGATTGCGTGTCCCGTAGACGTGCGCGGCGACGGCCGATGCCTTGCGATTGCGACGGAAGAAGTAGCGGTGATCCGCCGCGAACCAGCTCCAATCGTCGCGAGGGATGCCGCCATCATGCACGCCGCCACGGGCAAGCACAGCCGCGCTGTAGCCCTTATCGGCGCGTCGAAGGCCATGGCGATCGGCGAAACCCTCGGCAAGGACATCGCGCGCCATTTGCACGCGCTGCTCGTAGCGGCGCATTACCGCCCCCAAACGACGCCTTTCGGCCGTCGCCTTGGCGCCATGGTGGCGCCGGGACATGTCCGCCAGGCGCTCCATGTCGGCGCGCAAGGCGTCCGCCAGGGCGAAGGCGTCGGCGGCGTCACGAACGACGGGCGCGCCATCGAATGGCGCGGGCAGAGTAGCTGCGGTCATTGGTCATCGCCTACCATAGCTGTGGGTGAATGACGGGTGCGGCGCGCCTGATGGCGCGCGCCCTCGGGGCGTGGGGTGGGGTGCCCCACGCCCCCGTAGGGGGCACCCCACCACCCCAGTTTCACGGCAGTTTTCCGGGGGTTTCACGAGGGAGTTGGGGTGCTGGTATGCACCCCAGTCCAGCTCCAAGATGCGCCGCAAACTGCGATTTTGTTGGGGCGTGGGGTGATACCCCAGTCCACCCCACCCCAGAGTCCACCCCAGTCCACCCCGGATTACACCCGACGCCACCCCACTGAGGTGCGTTACCATTCGGCTCACCATGTGCGGATCTCCGTCCGGCGCCCATCTTCGCTCGTTTGCTCGGTCAGCTCGCCCTCTTCGAGCGCGCGCTGGATAATAGCCCGAAGCGACTGGTCCCCCACGCCAAACTTGCCGGCCGTGCCCGCGTATTCGCGTAGCCCACGGCGGGTGATCGGTGTGCCGCGATGTTGATGGTCGCGCACCACCTCTTTCATGCGGGGGAGCACGGAGTTGTAGCGGTCTTCGCCGCGCTGCTCGGCCTCATCCTTCCGTGGCTTGAGCGTTGTGGGCTCAAGAACGCCGCCGGGCTGTCGTTTCAGCCAGACGCCTTCCCACGGCGGGCAGGCATTCGCCTTCACCTGGCTGAACTTCACGTAGAAGCTGGCGTGCTCGGGGTGAACGCCGTACGTATTCGCCTGGTCACTGCGAAGCGGCTGCATGAGCCACACCAGGCGCGCGCCGTCCACCAAAGCCGACGCGCCGCGAACAGCCTCTTGCCCGGCCGTATCGTCTTTGGCGCTCGACTTATTGAGGTGGTGCGGTATCAGGACAGTAGCGCCGGTTTCTTTTCGTATTGTTTCCGCTACTTCGATAAGTCGGGTGCCATGGGCATTATCGTTCGGGTCGCCGCCGTCGAAACGCGATAGCGGGTCCAGTACCACGAGCCCGAGGTTTTTCACCTGTTGGACCGTCGCGATGATCTGGTCCACGAATGGGGCGCGCCCCGTGGTCTCGGGTGTGGTGATACGATTATCCGATCCCACGCGGTCGAAAACGAAAACCCGCTCTGCGACGTCGTTTGCGGCAGCTTCGTGAACATCCGGCCCGGCTGCTTCGAACCTGCTCAGGATGGCTTGAATGCGCCGATGCGCTTCGGCATGATCGTCTTCTGCGGAGAAGATGACCGTCGAGCATTTGCGGGCGGTCGGAAGGCCAAGCCAAAGCCCGCGGGTGGCAAGGGCAATAGCAAGCTGCAACACCGTGAAGCTCTTGCCACTCGCGCCGGCCGCGGCAAGGATGCCCACGATCCCCAGCGGCAACCGGTCCTGTATAAGCCACGGGATCTCCGGGGCGGGCTCGCGCACCATGTGGGCGACGGAGCCTTCGGACAGCGGCAGTGGGCCGCGCGCCGCCGCCTGCCCATCACCCCCGCCGTTTTCGTCGCCGGCTCTTGCCTCAGCAGCCCGGACATACTCATGCGGATCGAAATTCGGGCTATCCAACATTTACGCCTCTGGCGCTTGCCGCGCTTCGGATCGTGTTCATGGCTTCGATGGGTGGCAGCCCGGCGTGTGTTGCTGCGTGGGCGAGCCCGTCGCGCACGACGTCGCCGGGGAGTTCGTGAGCCCGGACGAACCGGAACAGCGCGTGCGCGGCGCGGTTCAGGGTGTCGTTGCGCCGCCCTTCCGGCGCCACCGCAACGAGGGCGAGCTCCGACTCGAACGCCTTGAGCGCGCGCTTGTTGGCGCTCGGTTGCCCGTGTCCCTGCCAGGTTTCGCGCCGTTCCGGCTCGGGCGGCTGCGGCGGGTCCAATAGGTCCACGAGCCACTGCGGCGCGGGCTCGGGCGGGATGTCCACCGGCCGCCGGTCATCGGCCCATGTATAGGTCGCGCCGCTGGGATGGACGCTCGGGGGCACCACGACGTACCCGCCGTCGCCGCGGGTGTCGAGGTAGTTGCCCAGTCGCCCGGCGCTATTGCGGATGTCACGGCCATCGGGCCACTCGAAGAACGCCTGCCAGCCGCCGCCCGTCCATTGTTGGGG